AGATAAGTCAGCTACATAATCTACACCCTTCTCAATGAACCACATTTGCGAACCGTCTGAAGATACCTCTCTAATAGTGGGGGCCGTAAAACCCTGCTCATTTAAAGATTGTATCCACGTTTTACTGATTTCTAAACCCCAAGACCTATTTTCAGCTTTTTCTTTACGTTTATCTGCCCATTCATCTATATCACGTTCTTCGTTAGGAGCTTTGTCATGCCAGTCTGGGGTTCTACCCCCTGTGCGCCCCTTAAACTTACGCTCGGAAGCGGGGATCGCTTTTTCCATGGCTTGAATATCAGGTAACGCCTCACCGCCCTCTTCACCGCCGCCCGGCACTTCAGGTTGTTCAGCTTTTTGTTCGGCTTCTTGAAGTTGTTGCTCAAGCTGCAACTCCTGTCCTTGAGCTTGAATTTGAACAGTCTTAGCCATTTCTCCGGTAACAATGAATTCTGCGTCTTCCAAACCAATGTTATCTTCTTTTAATTTAATTTCAAACCCCATTTGAGCTAGCTGATTCGCAATGCCTACTCTCTGTTGAGCAAAACTAATTCGAGTAGCTTCTGCCTTTTCTTCAGGAGTTGGTAATATTAATTCAAAATCAGTTATTCCAAAAGCTTTTAAAATCTTTGGGAACACTTTTTCATGAAACAATCTTTGATCGGATTCAACTACACGACTCATAACAACTAATTGTTGGGTCTGGGTGGATAGGCCCCCAAAAGCTTCTGGTGCGCCCTGCCATGCGGGGGTTACACCCCATACCGCCCCAACACGTTCACGAATCTCTTCCTTAACCGGAAGATAATCCATCTCTTGCAATGTGTGGAACAGGCGTACCATGTCCACCCTGCCTCGTTGGTTACGACTAGAGACAGCCACCATTGGAATATAGTTAGGGTCTAACCTAGTTTGGGCAGCAATATGTTCTCGTTCCTTACGTAAGCTTTCTGGATCATCAGTTGTTACCATAAGCATTGACGCTGGCATCTTGCGCTCAAAGAAGTACCGATATATGTTTTTATCCATCCCAATTAATGTAAGAGCCTTTTCAAAAACCGTAAGAATTGGAGACCACCCATACGTTTCGGAAGGGGAAAATTTAGAAACATGTATAATTTCGGTATCCCTAAGATAGATGTGTTGGTTCCTATGGTAGTATTTATACATTGCGGGAACACGGTCATATCCTTTTTTGGATTTCCCCGGTATATCCTCAACATCATTTCGATCCATAGGACATATGAAATGAGCATTTTTAGGGAGACCCGCTTGATCGAGATCAAATTCCACAAGCGCAGGATTTAATCGCCGTATTTCCTTTACTTTAGATTTTATACTGCCCCCATCATCATAATATTCTTTTACTAAATACAAAAATCCATCATCTACTGTATTAATATCATTGTGGAATTGCCTGAGAACTGCTTCTAAACTTTGATCAAAAACGTTAGCATCTGTTAAAAATGCATTAAAAACTTTTAATTGCTTTCGATCAGCTTGTTCTTTTGTGGGGTGAACTTCTATGCCACGCCTAAAAACCTCTCCGGTAATGTGACCTAATACAGTTCGGATTTCAGCCACGGAAAATGCAATCGTCTGTAAGTCTTGTACAAGCTGTTGCCTGTACGCCATCTGATGGCGAACCCAAGTATTTACAATGTGATCAAGCCCAATGGAAGGCGAAGACGCTGTATCTCCCTGCTGTTTCATTAACTGAATGAAGTTCAAACCCTCATTCATGTCAAGCATCTGTTGTGCCATTCCGGGCATTTCAGGCATATATTCAGATAATTTCATAAATTAATCCTTACCTAAGTCGTTAAACCTCTGTGAAACGAGAGTATCCATACCAGCTAATTTAAGAACAGTCTCCATTGCTTTCTCTTTAATATGGGAATGTTCAGAATATGTTGTACGTGTATCAGCTAGTTGTTCTTTCTGATCTGTAATTACACTTTCTAATGTATGTATCTTTTCTACAGCTTGATTATATTGTTCTGACATATCATCAAACTCTTCTAAAGCCCCGCCATTAGACACATTATCAAGTATGCCTGTACGCCCCGCTTCTTTCATTAGGGATATAAATGCCCCTTCAGATATGATCGTTACCGCTTCAGTCTTGTCGGGGATTTCATCATCCGGGCCGATGCTCTTTAAATCATCATGCCATGTATCCAAAATCCTCCACGTACCTGATTCATCTCTATTGGCAATGTATTGCTCATCACGTTCTCTAAGAATGTTACCTAATGTCATCACTATTCTCCTTACTTAACTTATCTATTATACTACAAAAACTAAAATTTACGCTATGTGACACTTACTCCAACCACAAGATTTACACGTTACGCACCCACCTTCTTCCACAAGGTATGCATTATCACAGCAAGGCTCACTATTTTCTATCCGCAATGATGAATAATCTACTCCAAATCCTTCTAATACGCTCTGTTTAGGGGAGTCCGCCCTTACTAGAACTTCCTTCTCACGGCTCCCCGACCTATAAACTGTAATACCCTTACAATCATTCTCCCACGCCATCATATAAGCTGTATACACATCTTCAATAGTTGCGTCCTTCGCAAAGTTTATTGTTTTAGATATGCCTGAATCACAAGAATTTTGAAACGATGCTTGCATTTTAACATGTGCCTCTGGAGAAATATCTCCAGCAGTAACGTAAACTTCCTTCGCCCACTCCGGAACATCGGAACGAGTTTTAATAGGCCCCCCATTTGAAATATAATCCATTAACTCATCAGAATAAAAACCATATAATCTAGCATCTGTTTCAAAATATTTATTAATGTAATATAGAGTTTCCCCTTCTAAAATATTCATCTTACGCCAAGCAAGGGCGAAGGTTGGTTCTATCCCACTTGAGGTATCTGCAAACATAGAAATGGTTCCAGTTGGGGCAACCGTCAAACGGCAAGCATTTCTAAATTTTTCTTCGATGGGAGCATCAGTAACCGCATAGTCACTGTTATGCCATGCGGGGAAAACGCCTCTCTCCTCCGCTAAACTACGAGATGTATTATCAGCAACGTCTTGGATGAACCCCATAAGAGTCCTACCAACTTGCCGACCGTCATCCGTATCATAACCTATACGCAGTTGGATAAGTAAATCAGCAAACCCCATAACCCCAAGCCCAATTTTTCGAGTAGCTTTAGTCATAGTTTCTATTTCAGGCGTTGCGTAATAGTTTGCATCAATAACATTATCTAAAAAGCGTGTAGCAATTTTAACTACTCTACCTAATTCTGTCCAATCAATATTGTCTTTCCAGTTTACTGATGTCTCTGATGATTTAGTAAAAGCTGTAGACTTAAAGAAATTAGCTACATTAATTGAACCTAAATTACAAGATTCATTTCCTAATAGGGGTTGCTCGCCACATGGATTGGTAGCAATCATACGACCGTATTCTTCCGTAACATGGTTATCACGATTAATGGTGTCGAGAAAAACCATACCCGGTTCACCATTCCTCCATGCCCCGTAGACAATTTTACTGAAAACGTCACGAGCATCTAATTCTCCTACAACTTCATTATTTCGAGGATTGATTAGAGGGTAATTCATCCCCGCCCTAACCGCTTTCATGAAATCATTTGTAACCCCAACAGAAATATTAAAGTTATGAATATCCCCTTCAACGGATTTACAAGTAATAAATTCTAAAATATCAGGATGATGGATGTCCATAACCGCCATGTTCGCACCATCACGTTTTCCCCCCTGAGTAATCATAGACGATACTCGTGATAATGTTTTAAGAACTTCTATAGGCCCACACGAAATACCGTGTGTGGTTTTAATCTGGTCTCCTTTGGGACGTAGGTTAGATAAAGCAAATCCTGTACCACCCCCAAATTTCTGAACCATTGCTGTATCATGTGCAGCTTTCATTATCCCTTCCATACTATCTTCGAGAGGTAGAACAAAACACGCAGACAGGGTACCTTGTTTAGTTCCAGCATTCATTAATGTTGGGGAATTAGGGATAAAATCTAAATTAGACATAATGGTATAAAACTCATTAGAGGTGAGTTGAACATCAATATCTAATTTACCGTATTGCTTTTCAACGGCAGCAATCGCATCCGCAACACGGCGAAACATCGCAGGGGCATCTTCTACTATTTCATTAGAATCGTCCTTTAAAAAATATCTTTTCTTGGCGACTATCTCAGCTTGTGAACTCAGGGTAATGGGTATGGTTCCGATAGTATCCGTTAGTGTCATAGTTGTTGCCATTTATTTCTCCTACCCTCTGTATCCACAGTATAAACATAATTTACGTTCCATTACCCAAAAACTTGGCTGGCATACCCCCTCGGAACAACCGGGGTTAAGATGCTCTTCTGATTCTTCTACCGGGTTAACGCTTTTATAGTTTAGCATTTTATCTAACCGTTCCGCAACCCCTTTGTCTATACCGTCTTTTCCTGCCCTACCTTCAGGGGTCTCTCCGGGTGCTACCGCCTCAATCCAATCGGAAGTGCTTCCTAAAGTTTCATACTTAAAAATTGTAGTTTCCCAAGCAGCTTGTACAGCCATGGCAATAGAAAAGAAAGCATCCCCATGACCCATCGGTGTCACGGGCGCTTTCAAATCATTATTTACAGAAATAATCTGTTGAGTTTGTCGTTCATCTTTTAACAGTCTCAGTTTATCGCCATGAACATATTGTTCCATGATCTGCGACATTGTGTGTTTACTTTTAAGAGTAAACGACATAGGATGCCATACTTGGGCTAAACCACGATCTTCTAATTCTCCTCTTGTATTATCAATATACCCTTTTTCTAGCTGAAAGTTTTGTGAAACTTCGTTCAAAAACTGTATTTGATCAGAGTAATTCCAACCGTCTAACCACGTTTGATTTAATTGTCTCAATTCGTCACCTATCCGACTAAAAATTACAAGGTGGGAAGGGTGGCGCTTTTTCCCAACATCAAACCCCGCAAACAATTGCTCATTGGGTTGTCTCTCATATTTTGTATATGCGCTAAAATCTCGTAAATTTTCATCTTCACACTTTATAATATCTTCTCGATTAAAATAAGACTCCGTTTGAAATGCTGGTTGCAATAAAAATTCCGAGGCAAAAGATTTTGGGCGAGCTTTTTGCTGTGCTAACAACCATTCCTCAGAATATAAATCTGGCATAAGTACACGACGAGTTGGAGTAGGATCAAAGGCGGGAAGCACACGGGACATAAACCTATCATCTCTTTGCAACTTAGATAATAAATCGTCGGGTAACATGGGAGTCCCTAATACAATTACAGGGGCTTCTTGATTTGGGATAAACATAGTTTCGGTCATAAAGTGATCTTCGATTTTATTCATTTCTCCTAGTTGTAATGGGTTCTCTGGGTCTCGCAAAATATCATCAGCAATTAATGCTCCATTAACATGCATACCTCTTTTGAAAGAAAATAACCCACCATGTAAAATTTCAACAGGTTTATTATTTAACGTATATCGGAACTGGAATTCCGCGCGAGTGTTCCTAGCTGTTAACATATCCATTAAAATTGGATTGCGTTGTACAGCTTTGTTTATTTCTGATATATGGTACCGAGCCATAGTATCACTATACGATAGATATAAAATAGATGTATCTCGCTTCGCTTTCAGTAAACGCCATAAACTAAAGGCGTGTCCTAATAGGGTGCTTTTAAAATGAAAGCGTGGAAGTATCGCAACGTAATTCATGCGTTCCTCTACTGCCCTCTCCGCATCGTCGGCAATGACTCCAACGTGCCATGAATCAAATAACTCTGGTCTATCAAAACTTTTAGACCAAATTTTGGTAATGAACTCGTGAAAACTACCTATCTTTGTTCGTTGAGTTGACGTTAAACCTTTAGATAATCTATCTAACGCATCGGCTACAGTAACGACTTCATCTCTAGGGGTGGTCATTATTTATCTGAACCTGACTGTTGGAGAATACCTTGAAATCTTCCTGAGATTCTACCAATAATTACGGGGTCTTCAATTTCTTCTACTAAAACATTTAAAATATCTTGCACAAATTGGATGTTAATTAAACCCTTCATAGTCTCCCGTTCACCCTGAATACCCATATCAATAGTACGGGAGGCTGTACCAGCATCGTGGAACTCTAATCCGTCTAAATCATCTTCAGCTTTATGGCGAATCTTCTCGTATACGTCAAGATGTTCGGTATGTAGCCGCGCGAATCTTTGGCTTTCCGTTTCCATAATAGCGGTAGAAGCTTTACTGTGTACCTCTAAACGTTTCTCATCCCAATTAAATTTTCTCGACCAAGAATAGATCGTGGATATTGTAACATCTACGTCAAATTTTTCGGAAATTTTTTCTGTTATGTCTTTCGCTGTATGCCCTCCAGAGACATATAAACCCATAGCCTCTAATCTAACTTCGGATGATATTTTTTTAGGCATTAATGCATCCCGAAGGCTTCAGTGCCATGTTCCGAACTTTGGGAATCAATGTTACCTCCATGGGGCGTACCGTCTGATTGCAGTAACTTGCTAAAGTCCATATATCCTGTCTTATTAGTGGCTGCATTGAAGCAAGCTGGTACTTTAAATTTGGCTCCGTTAGAAAAGAATTCTCGATACTCTACCCCAATTTCATCTCTTGTGCAAACTCCCTGCCAAACATTTTCTCGTTCACTGATTGGCTTATAGTTACTGTTTTTTCTAAGCGTACCCGTTGTTCGTTGGGTGTCTTCAAACTGTTTATTGTTTACGCAGTCCAAATACTTACACCACACGACTACGCCCCGTTGTTTTTTAAACTCCTCGAATGTTGTATCGGAAGGTAACTTGTCTTCGTAAATTACTTTTTTAGGCTCTTTACCCTTACTCATATAAAATGTCATAGGTTTTTCTACTTTAGGCAACAGTCTCTCCTTGTCTTTTCGCCCACAAAGCTATACAAGCTGCGTCGGCATAATCTTGTTCTGGGAATATATCTCCCCACTTATCTACAGCAAATTTTTTAATGTCTGGTTTACCTGCATTACCCTTGCCTAGAATTTGTTTTTTCCAACTTCTATTATCCACAGGATAACAAAGGATTCCCTTCGTATGTAACAAATATTTCGCAACACTTACCACGCCAGAAATTTCCATAGTAGTGCGAGCATTTTGGATATAGATAGCGGCTTCAATTGCAGAACACTGTATTCCATTATACTCTAATTCTTCGTTAAGGTACACCCTAAAATTATCAAATATTTGAAAAAGTCTATTATCAAAATCATCTTTAGGAGTTGAATGAAATTTTAACTTAGAA